TTTTTACGCTCCCTGACTTCCGTAAATACCACGCCAATTGCTCCAACCGAAAGAATATCTCTCGCGAGCCTTATAGCGGATATTGCCTGTTGCGAAATCAGGTTCCATGCTAGTTGACATAGCAGTCCGTTGAAACCCTTTAAGTCCTTCACCTGAGTCGGTTACTGAAGTCGTGAGGAACCACGCATCAGTATCTGTTAGATGATGATTAACAACGTAACCACCCGGTACCATACCAGTGTTTTTGATTGCGTTGATGTCATTGTCTGCGGTTCCAGTACGACCAGCACTTGCTAACAATCTGTCAGCTACAAAATTGAGCTGTGGTGGAATAATGAGTTTATTCGCCATTACAGATATGTTAAGTCCTCTGTCATCTGTGAAAGTTGCTAGATCAACGAGTGCTGCTTCTAACGATGTTTCGTTAAGATCAGCCATTGAACTTGCTCTATTAGCATCAGTGCCACCACCAGCTAATGGGTGTGATGTGTTAATCAAGCTAACGCCATCTCCACCTGTATAACTGCTAGAAAAAGCGTTGTTTAACACGTTTGCGGCTTTCACTTCTTTCGAGTGACCCATTGAACGAGCTAATGCTTTTGTATAACGCTTGCCGAGTGAGTCGTATAGATTATCTTCTATCGCTTCCTCAGTAAGTGCAAAAGCAAGTGCCACAGTATCGTGTGAATAACGAGCTGTGTAACTTTCGTTTGCGTTATCAAAAACTACGCCTTGACCTTCTGCTTTATCTGGTGCTGCGCCAAAACCGACTATGAGAACTTCTTCTTCAAAGGCTTTCGATGAATCTTCCATTGAAAAAATTTCTGCATACTCTTTGCCATGTTGGTCATATTCCATACCAAACAGGCTGTTTAAGCCGGGTTCTAGCTCAGCAGCTAATTGCGCTCTACTTATCGCCATAATATTCTCCTAAGCTAGACCAGCACCTTTCTGTCCGCATATGTGGTTTTGAATCACACATAGAACATTGGTGTTAGCCGATCCGACATCTGAGTTTAAAGGGTCCTGAGAAATATCTATAGCTTTGAGAGGTAACGTGGCAGTTGTCGCACCAGTCGTTACATCAAGCTCAGTATTTGATCTCCCAGAATATTCATCACCAACATCTGTTGCATCCACAATATCGAAATTTCCAAACAAGTCAGCTACTGGCAGAGCAGCATCAGCTTGAACTTCAAAAACAACATTCGGGTCATCAACTATGTTAGCTATTATATCACTAGCAGCAATGCTGCCCGGATAATAGTTTTTGTACACTTGTTCGCCAGAAGTAGGATCAGTGTATTGAACACCATTAAAAACTCCTACTATGGGTACTGTGCCTGAAGCAGCATGTCTACCGAGTACACCAGCCGTTAGTTGCGTAACTAAATCGCCTTGGTATATCGGAGTCGTAGCTCCACTTGCTATTCTATAGCGACTTTGACCGCCAGAATAGGGCGCACCGCCCATCATACGAACAGGTCTACAACCAAAAGCAGCGTCTTTATTCGCCATTTTGTTTTACTCCTGTGTTATCAGCTACTTTTTTTCTTACCAAAAGTAACCTGAGAGTTGCGCTTGGAATCATATTTCACATAGCGATTGTCCTTCTGACTATCATTGAACATAGTGTTATCCAATGCTTGATTATTTTTTTCGTTCATTTTCTCAAAATAATCTCGTCTTTCTTGAACAGTTTCTAGTGGCATTTTCGCCAAGACCAACCCTTCGTTTGATACAACGCCAGCTAATCTTCCTCTATCGCTTCCAAGTGTGGGAAGTTGCCAATCTGCTGGAAGTTCAGAACCTTGTACAAATTCCCAACCTTCACGCAATCTATAACTAATGTTATTAGCATCTTCAACACCAAGAGTTGACTCCCTTATCCACCTGTATTCATATCCTTCAGGTGCTGGGGGAGTATCGAGTTTTTTAACTGGCTCCCATGGTTTTCTACGAGCTTGTTTATCGTGTGACTCGGATTCACGACTGGTTTTAGCTAAATCTTCTAAACCTGACATATTAACCTACCTCTCTTTGTGAGATTTTTTGTTTCTCTTTAGCGACTCTTTTTAACCATTCTTCCTCTTTCATGTTGTGTGGTTTGAGTCCTTGTAGGCGTTTCATTTCAGATTTGGAGAAAGTTACGCCATTCTTTTTTGCTTGTGTTTTCTGCCGACTTCCTACAGAAGTAGATGCAACTCTTTGCACAGTGGGTTTAGCATCATTTTTTTCAGCACTTTTTGAGGTATTACCCAAATCTGGATAAACCTTAAAAACTCTTTGATTTAATTCATCATAATATTCATTTGAATCTGCTTCAAATCCTTCATTCACCAGATTAAAATGTTGAAAATACGCATATTGCGTAGCTTCTGTGTTAGTTGGGTCGCTTTGGTCGCCATACCAAGAGTTTTGCTTTGACCAAGCCAGAGCTTGCGCTGTTGGCTCAACAGGTTGTTGTTGAACTGGCTGTTGTTGTTGAACAGGCTGTTGTTGTTGAACAGGTGCTGTTTCTTGTCTATTCTTTGCAATTCTTAACTTTTCTTTCTGTATAGACAAATCGCTTTTTAATGTATCTGCTTTAGACATCAACTCAGCATCATTAGCTTCTACTGCTTTCTTATACAGTTCATCAGCTTGTTGCTCTTTTGCCTGTATTGATTGTTCTTCTGCAACCAATATATTGCTAGAAAGTTGCTGTGTTTGATTAAGCAATGCTTTATTTTCAGCATCTTTTTGCGCTAACAATCTTTCAGCAACTTGCGCTCTATCTTCAGCTTCTTTGTTTCTTTTATTAAGATTGTTAATTCTTTTACTAACATTCTTAGTATATTTATCTAGCTCATCATCTGAATCTACTGTTTGTGCATCTTGAGATGCAACAGGATCATCTACAACAGTAAATGTTGTTTCTTCTTCATTAACTTGTTCAACTGTTTCATTTGTCATAATTATAAGCTCACTATATCATTTGGATTAGAAATTGTCGCAATAACCTCGTCATCATTAATTATGCGCACTTCTGCTCCATCATCTAATTTAAACCTAGCACCAGCATATCTGCTGATTAAAACCCATTGTTTTTCTTGACACCAATGCTTTCCATATTTCTCGCCACTATAGCACAAAGGTCCTTTCTTCACTACATAGGCAACAAGAGTAGCTAAAGATTCTTTTTCGACTGTTTCTTTGGTAAGAACAATACCGCCTTTTGTTTGGTTCTTTGCACGATAAGGTAAAACAAGGATTCTCCAACCAGTTGGTTGTGGCATTCTTTCAAGAGCTGTTCCATCCAATTTATCTGGGTCTAAAACAACATCATCAGGTTCAACATAAGCAGTTGCTAACTCAACTTTTGCTTCCATTTATAAGTTATCCTTCTTTTTTGTATGATTTTATAAAGTCTTGCATATTGTATAACTGATATAGCTGTCCTTGCAAGAACTTATGTTGTTCCATGTCTTTTAATTGACCACTCATGTATGTTTCTTTAACCTGATTCAACTGAAAATCTATCTCTTTATGTAAGTCACTAAGTATATCTACTATATCCATTATTTTCTCATTTTGTAATTTAATCCACGCTTTGCCATTCCACCACCTTTACATTGGTAGGTTTTAACTGCGCCACCTTTATTCATTCTTGATTTACTTAATGCAATAGCGACAGCTTGTTTTTGTGGCAAACCTTCTTCTTTTAATTTAGAAATATTTCCTGATATTATTTTTTTAGATTTGCCTTGTCTTAATGGCATACTATTTCTTTTTAGCTACTTTCTTTTTAGCTACTTTCTTTTTAGCTACTTTCTTTTTAGCTACTTTCTTTTTAGCTACTTTCTTTTCAACTGGCTTTTCTTCAACTGGCTTTTCAGCTTTAACAGCTTTTGGCTCAGGGTTTGGAACTACACCACCAGCTTCGATAATTGCCATTTTCTTTGCAATTCTTTCATCTGATGCTTTTTTTTCTGCAACTGCTTTAGCTTCTGCTTTTGCGTATTCTTCTTGCTCTCTTGCTCTATCAATCTTTTTTTGTGCTTTTAATTCTTCAATTTGCTGTAATCTTATGGAAGATACCATTTAACTTCTCCTAAATTTTTGTTCTAATTCTAATAATTTCAACTCAGCTTGTTGCTTGAGTCTATCCAGACCTAATTGTAACTTATCATCTGCAATTGATTTTTGTACATCTAATCGCTCTTGCGCTAATTGCGTGTCAATCATTGTTTCTTGTTGCTGTTGCTGTTGCTTATTAACAAACTTCTCTTGGTCTAAATCAATTTCCTTGTCTTTTAGAGCTAATTCTTGCTGTCTAATCGCAACCAATGGATCATTATTTGTAGTTTGTATGGTTGCTAAGAAATCATTTGTTAATTGCGCAAGTATTGGTGATGACATTTGATCCATCATCATTTGTAATTCTTGTTGCATTTGTTCTGCTTGTTCAGGTGGAACTTGTTGCATTTGTTGTTGCAAAGCACCAATTCTCTGTTGCATTTCTGGTGGCATCTGCTCTGAAGCAATTTGACCTGACAAGAATTGTAGATGTTGCATAATATGGGCAATAATTAAAGATTGTATTTGTGGGTTTTCTTGCACAACACCTGTTTGGAATAAACCAGAATGAGCTTGTATATGAGCTTCATGGTTTTGTTGTGGAAATGCCTGTGCTGGTTGTCCTAACAAGAAACCAGAATTTTCCAATCCAGCATCAACTGGTCTAGGTGTCATATCTGGCGGTGGTTGCAATAATGACTCAACATTATCTATACCTAAAGCACCATACATTCTTTTATATGCTTCATAAATACCTAACGGACCATGTATATCTGGATTAGATGTTACCATCTGCAATAATTCTTGCGCTAAAGTAATGCGCTGACTCTGACTGAATATATTTGGATCAGAAATAGGTACAATATCTATCCTATCGTCAAAATCTGTTTGTTTTATTTCTCTAGGCGCAGTACCAGTATCATAATTATAAACTGGCGGTAAATACTCAGAAAAAACAGTTGCCAATAAATTAAACTCAAGTTTTTGAGAATAATGCAATCTTTTGTGAATTGCAGACATTACCTTAGTGCCACGCTCTAGTAATGCCACTGTAGTACCAACTGGCATCGCTTGGTTCATATCACCAATATTCATATCAGAAATAGCAGCGAATCGTTTTCCAGAATCAATCAATAACCCCAGTAATTGCATCAAAACATTGCTTGGTTCTTTAATAGGTAATGGAATAAGGTTTTCTCTTAAAGAGCCACCTGTTGTATCTATATCTCTAAATTCACCCGGTTGAAGTGGGTCTGCTTCATCTCTTATCCTCATACCTCTAGCTTTAAAGCCAGCTGGTAGATTACTTAAAGTGCCAGCATCTATTAATTGTCTAAGGATAGATGTAGATGCTTTTGATAAGCCACCTATCATGTGAGATAAACCTAAGCCATAAAAGCCTAAACCCGGTAAGAATTTGTATTGTACAAAGTAATTTATCTTGTTTTTATCAGGATCATCTGGATTGTAATTTCTGCGTATTGCTAAAATTTTATTAGCTTGCTCATCAATAGTAATGATATATGGCAATTTCAAACCTGTTGGTTCACCATCTTCTGCTAAATCTTCATATCCTTCTATATCTAAAATTGTGTGGACTTCGTATATTGTGCGGTTTCTATCTTCAGTATATGAAGGTGAAATACCTTGTATTGCATCAATTTCATCTTGTACATCATCTGTATCATTATGACTATCTTCTGGAATATCAATATCAGCATAGAAACCAGAAAGTTGTTGTTTTTTGATTTCATTGCGTGACATGCTGATAATATGAGTAACACGCTCTGCTGTTGACATATCAGGTGCTTCATAAGGCACAACCAAATCTTCTGGAGTAACAAACTTAGAAACTGCTCTTTTTAAGGAAAAATCATAATATATTTTTTTGAAAGCAGAGCCAGCTAAGGGCAAGTAAAACAACAATTGGTCTAATTCAGGGTCATATTCTTTCATTACATTCATAATGTAATAGTTCATAAATTCTTGTACGCGATCTGCTTGTGTTTCAGTTTCAGCTGTTCTCATGCCAATAATTTGTGTTTTTACTGGACCTTTTGCTGGTAGAAGTTCCTTATATGCCTGAGCTTGGAATTGGGTCACGGCTTCTGCCAAAATTGGGTGAATTACACCAGAAGAACCTTGAAATGGTTGTGACCTAGATTCGTCAAATTTCATGCCAAGATATTGCAATCCATCAGTATATGTCTTTTCCCACTCTGAGCGTGATTCTAAGTCATTTTTAATCGAATCAATTAGCTCACTGGCTAATTTGTTTAAATCTGTTGGCTCTAAACTTTCTGCTATATTCGCATAAAAATCTTCTTCAACAGTCTGTGGTTCTTCTTCTAGTTCTTCTTCAGTGAACAATCCTTCTTCAGAAACCAGAATACTAGCTGCGTTAGATATTGCTTCTTCTCTAGTTTGCTCTGGAATAACTTCTATTTCACTGCCAGTTTCAACAATATCTGGGTCATTCTCTGTACCTAAAACTCTTTCAACTGCCATAATAATTCCTAATGTAATACTGTATTTTCAGTTCTTTCTAATGATTCAAAGTCAAATTCATTTTCATGCACCATTTCTAACTGTCCTTCTAATTTCAATCCTTCAATGTCGCAAATTATTTGTGCTTTTTCTCTACTCTCTGCAACAATATTTGGACCAGCATAATCCTTATTCTCATATTTAAACGATGTTAGCCAAATCTTCATTAATAATATACTGTTCTGTTCTTTTTTAACAGTTTCACTTCATCTCGGTAATCTTCATGTAGTGACAAAAAACCACCTTGTCTAAATCTCATAAGAGCCATAGTCATGCTATCAACATAGTCATCATAGTCACCATAAGGAAAAGATGCGCATTCTTCTCTAACTTCATCTGCAAATGTTTCATCTGGCAACCACACCATTCCTGACTCAAATATTGGAGCTACACTGTTCATTCTTGCAACCTTATCTTGTCCTCTTGATGGTGCATATGATGTTACTGGTATTCCCATGCGCCTTAATTCTTGTGTTAGCGGTGTTCCTGATGCCTTTGCTTCAATTAGAACACAATCTGGTTCCCAATATTTATATTCATCCCATGCTAATCTTTTAAGCTCAGGAAAGTCAACTCTAACTCTTTTTGCATCCAATAAAATGATATTTGGTTGACCATCATCATCATGCTCAAAAATTGCCCAAGTAGTGATAGCTGAGTAGTCAGCAGTTTCTTTTTTTGAAAAAGCAGTATCATAACTTTGTATAACATAATTATAGGCTGGAACAGTTTCACCTTTCCATTCTCTCCACCATTCTCTTTTTATTATACTTCCTTCTTCAGCTGTTGGATTTTGCATCCATTGCGCATTCCATTTAGCAACTGGTAGTGATGCTTTAACACCTAATAATTCTTCTTTTTTCCAAAATTCACCCCATAATGGCTTTTCACTATCTGGCATAATTGCTGGAAATTCCACTACTTCCCATTGATCTGCATGTTCATCACCCTGTTTTTTTAACAGTCTGCCAACCAAATCTTTGGTACTCCATCGTGTCATTACGATGATTATTGTGCCACCCGGTTGTAATCGCTGTCTTGGACCTGATGTGTACCATTCATACGCACTATCCATAGATTTAGGACTGAGTGCATCTTGCTCTGAATGTGGATCATCAATGATAAGTAAATCAGCACCACGACCAGTAATTGCACCACCTACGCCAGCATAGAAGGATTCACCTTCTTGGTTAGTAGTCCATCTACCAGCACTTTTGTTGTCTGCTTGTAATCTTAAATTGGGAAAAATTTGTTTAAAATCCTCACTATCAATCAAATTTCTGACTTTACGACCAAAACGTACAGCCAATTCTGCTGTATGAGTACATTGAATTATCTTTAATGCACCATTTAATCCCATCATCCAAGCTGGAAGATAGGTACTAGCAAATTCAGATTTTGAGTGTCTGGGTGGTAAACATACAATTAATCTTTTGAGTTTACCTGTGGAAATACGATTAAATTTCTCTGCAATTATTTTATGATGCCTACCTAGTATAAAAGTATCACCCCACATATGTTTTACAAATTTGAGAAAATCAGTATGACATTCTTGTTGCGTATCTATTTGCTCATAACGATTTAATAAAGAGAGTGCTTCATCTTTCTCTGCTTGAGAAAGTATATCAAAGTCTTTTATAGAAACATTTTGCATAATTTAAAAACAGGCGTGGTAGCTAGATAGTGACAATATTGGTACTACCACGCCCTAAGCAGTAATGGAGAACTGCCTAGAGTTAGTATAAATGAATAGTTATACCTCATGCCATTCTTTTCCTTGAAATAATAAAGACTCAGCTTCACGCCGTCTAATCAAGCCTTCTAAAGTTTTCCCACCAGCCTTATTCCAGCGTTTAAATTGTGCTGGTATTTCATCGTATTTCTCTAAATTTAATAGCTTCAAAAGTGTTGATTCGCCTAAGTTTTTTGGTCCTAAATTGAACGTAAAAGCAACCAATGCAGAAAATTGACTTGGTGTAAGCTCTACTGTGACTAAATCATTAACATAGCCTTCAAATTCTTCTAAATCTGTGACAAGCATTTGTTCTGCTTCTTCTTGAGTGCAAGAATCGCCATCTTTTACACCAGCAGTATGCCCATAACCGATTGTTGGAACATCTGCACTACAACGATAGCTTTCAGTTCTACATCCTTCAAATTTCTTAATTAACGCAATACCTTCTTGACTAATTTTCATCTTCTTCTCCAACGCCTTTAGTGACTTTTCTATAATAAACAATAATTTCTTGCATTTCATTGATATATCTTTTCAGTTCTTGCATGTTATATGCCATTAACTCGTAATCTGGTACGCTCATTGCAAAGAAAACAAGTTGTCCTTGTTCTTTCTCTACTTTTTTCAAAAACTCATCAAGATTAGCTTGAGAAACCACATACCAATGTGGTTCTTTTAGGTCTATAGCTCTTGGCATTATTGGTTGTACAATAACTTTTTCAACAGCTTTTGTTATTATTTGAACTTCTGGTTCTTTTTTAGGGAGTATCTTATGGTACAGGCTGCAACTGCAAACCATCGTCAAGATTATCAAGTACCCTAGAATCTTCTTCAATGCTGTCAAATACATCTTTAGTTCCTTTATTTGCTCTAGTTTCAATTAAATTAGGCTTGGCATTAGCTAACTTGGTTAAGCTATGCCTTCTGAATATATCCAAATAAGCATTCATTTCATTCTGTATCTCATTGCTACGCTCTTGTATAGCCAAAAGACCTTCTGTTTGTTCGCTAAAATCAGCTTGTAATGTAGCTATAGTTTCAGCTTGCTCCTTATCCCTTAACTCAAATGCATAGTTTAATGCTTGCAACTTAGAATTTTCATTCCATAGATAATAACCACCTAATGACATGATTAAAATAACACCAATCAACACTTTACTCATTTTAATTTTCCATTTTTGTTTGTAATTTCTAGCAACTTTAGCATATTTTTGTACTTTTTTACAACATATCAATATTGATTTACTGTAATGGTCTTATTACAGTTGCTAGTGCAATCCAAAGTAACTGTATAATTTTGATTGGTAGAACCTGATTGCGTTGCATTTACTGTATAA